AGAATGTTACCCAACTTCATCTGAAGGACCAGATTTCGTATTCGTAGCTCACTGGCAATTACATGCTTCCGAAGAAGTAAGTGGATCTACTTATACATCAACTTCAATCGGTACACAATCAGTACCAACTACTACTGGATCTGCATTCATTCCGTTTGAAGACTTAACATTAGATATCGTACAAGGATGGGTTACAACCGCTATGGGTGCTGAACAAGTAGCTAATTTAGAAGCTAGCTTAGCAACTAACATCGCTAACCAAATCAACCCACCAGTAGTAACTTTACAGTCTCCATGGTTGACAACAGGCTCAATATAATACATGGCAATACCAGGAAGTGGTGCCATATCAATGAGTATGTTCAATACTGAATTAGGTAGAGCATCAAATACAGCCAACTCTTCATTAGCAGGAGGCACTACTCCTGCTGTTGGGTCACTATTTTGGCTTGGGGGGCAAAGCGGAAGTTTAAATCAAACCTCCCCCCACGCTATGAGTGAATGGTATGGTTATGTTGCTGGAACAGTAGTATATTTCACTATATGTGATTACCTTCAAGCAGATGGATCCGGAAATGTTACTGTTGGTGTAACAGCAAGTGAAACTGTGAGTATTAATGTTAATTTTGACTGGACTTGGACCGGAGATAGCCTATCAATAATAACTGGAACCACCACCATAAGCTCAGGCAATATATCTGGATCAGCAACTGTTGGTGGAGCCTTTAGTAATGAATATAATACTGATTTATCTATAGGTAATCCATATCCAAGTTCATACGGTACTCAAGTCTTTAGCAATAGCTATGGTTACTGTTATTAAAAAAAATTTGGTTGTTTTCTAAAAATATTATATATTTATATATGAAACAAATAAAATAAATTATGTTAACATTGATCATTGCATTACTAGTAGCTTCAGCTGCCATTACATTTGTTCTTATTAAAAAAGGTAAAATTGCTGATGCCAACAACAACAACATTCCTGACGCTATCGAAAAACCAATTGAAGTAGTTAAAGAAAAAGTTGCTGAAATTAAGGCTGAGGTAAAAGAAGTAGTAGCTAAAGTTAAAGAAGCTAAAAAACCAGAGCCAAAAAAGAAAATGTCTGCTAAACCAGTCGAAAAAAAGCCTATCGTAATTGAAAAAGCCCCAACTAAAAAACCAGCAAAAAAAGGTAAATAATAATATGGAAAACGTTACATTAAAGTTACAAGAATTTTATCAGCTTGAAGCCGAATTAAACGGCGTTACTAACCAACAAACAGGTGAAGTAATATCTAAAGGTCTATTGTCTGAACGAGTAAAATTAACCACTAAGTATTGGTTAGCTGATTTGGCTAAAAAAATAGCAGCTGAAAAAGAATCAATCGATAAACTTAGAGAAGAACTCGTTAAAAAATACGGTGTAGAAGAAAACGGAAGCATTAGTATTCCTATCTACATCAATGAAGTAGTTGATGATGAAACTAAGGAAGTAGTTTCTCGTGAAGTAAACCCTAATTTCGTTTCATTCCAAAATGATTTTAATTCATTGCTTCAAGAAGAACGCGAATTGGAATATCATCCATTCAAATTAGAAGAATTTGAAAATGTAGAAACTGACGGTGTCTATGTTACATTCTTTAAATTAGTTCAAGTAGGTGAATAAAATATCCGAAATATTCAAGTCGTGGGTAACTGCGGCTAATCCATCAGATGAAGAACAAGCGATAGCCCAATACAGGGCTAACGTTTGTGATTCATGTTTTAAAAAAGAATATGTTAAAGCAATCAATACATTCATTTGTAGTGATTGTGGATGTCCACTAAATAAAAAAGTATTTAGTCCTAAACCAGGACGCGAAGCTTGCCCATTAGCTAAATGGGAAAAATAAAATAACGTTATGGCACAATTAACTCCTGAAGAATTAAAGTCAATTAAAGATCTCCAATCCAAATACAATCAAACTATATTTGAAATTGGTGTAGCTGAAGCACAACGTATTGCTTTGAATGAGCAAATTGAAAAACTTCAAAGCAATAAAACAGCACTAGTGAATGATCTTGCTACAATCGAAAAGCAAGAATCAGATTTAGTAACATCACTTCAAACTAAATACGGAAACGGAGCTATCAACCCAGAAACTGGAGAAATAACACCTGCCCAATAGTAGTCTGCGGTTTATAACTGTTTTCAGATATTTATCGATAGGTCAATCCTATTAAATTTTTTAAAAACAATTATACAAAATGGCAGAAAAAATTTTAAGTCCTGGCGTATTCCAAAATGAGTCTGACCAATCGTTAGTTCAAAGGGGTATTCAAGGAACATCAACCGCAGTCGTTGGTCCTACAGTATTAGGCCAACCATTAGTTCCAACTTATGTTACCTCATACAGTGAGTTCGTATCTAAGTTTGGTGAAACTTTTAAAAGTGGTAGTTACTACTACGAATATCTTACTTCATTAGCAGCTAAAGATTATTTTAACAATGGTGGTCAAACATTATTGGTTACTAAAGTAATTAGTGGTAGTGGTAATGTATCTACTTACGCTAATGCTGATGTGATTAGTCAAGCTGTTGTTGGTGATAAATTTGCAACAGGTAGTGGTACTATAGTACTTGCTTCAACAGCAGCTAATAATGAATTTAGAATTTCAGGTAGTGGTTATCCATTATTTAGATTTATTGCTGCTGCTGCTCCAATCCCAGCAAATGATGTTGATGGTAATTTATATTATTTTGCATCTGGTTCTAGTTTACAAGCTACTTTAGATAACTTAACTGGATCTATTAATGGTGCCTTATCAAGTTCTGCAGCTTCTTCAAGTTATAATATAATTAAAGCAACAAATACTGCAACAACAATTATATTATCTGGTTCTGTAGCAGGAACAACAGCAAACATATTTACTTTCCAAACGGGATCTGCTTCAACTTTTTTAAATCTATTTACTTTAAGTGGTGGTACTAATATATCTACCCAAACAACTTCATTTACTCTTGAAACTATAGCTTGGGGTGATCAAATGAATAACTCAGGTAGTATATCTGCTGGTGCTTTAGCAAGTGGTAGTGCACTTAATGTTCGTTGGGAAATTACAAATGTAAACACAGGAAGTGGTGTATTTAGTTTAGCAGTTCGCGCTGGTAACGATAATAATGCTCAACCTAATTATCTTGAAACATGGCCTAACTTATCATTAGATCCAGCATTACCTAACTTTATTTCTCGTGTAATTGGTGATAATAAACCCGTTTATAGAGTAGATACTGACGGTGCTCCATATATTGACTATACTGGATCTTATGCTAATGCTTCTCAATATATTCGTGTTAAATCAATAGTTACTCCAAATGTAGATTCTATTGATAACAATGGTAATTTTAAAACAGGATCTTATGCCTCTACTTTACCACTTGTAGGAAGTGGATCTTATGGTGGTTCATTTAGTGGTGGTGTTGCTGCAACGAATTTAGCTCAATTGATGAATGAAAACATTACAGCAACAAACGTTCAAGGATTTGGTGTTGCTGATTATCAAGCTGCTTTTAATTTATTGGCAAATAGTGATGAATACCAATTCAACGTATTGTTAGCACCTGGTGTTACTTTAGATAATGCTGCTTCTGCAACTATGATTTCTACTTGCGAAGGTAGAGGTGATGCCATTGCAGTTGTAGACTGTAAATTATATGGTCAAGTAGTAACAGCTGCTGCAACTGCAGCCGCTGGCCAATCAAGCAACTACGCAGCTACATACTGGCCTTGGATTCAATTATTCTCAACTGCATTGGGTAAAGCCGTATGGGCTCCTGCCTCTACAGTAATGGGTGGTGTATTCGCATTTAACGACCAAGTTGGTGCTGAATGGTTTGCCCCTGCTGGTTTAAATCGCGGTGGTGTTCCATCAGTATTACGTGCTGAGCGCAAATTAACTCAAAACGATCGTGATGTATTGTATCAAGCAAATGTTAACCCATTAGCTACATTCCCTGGAGAAGGTGTTGTAGTATTTGGTCAGAAAACATTGCAGCGTAGAGCAACCGCTCTCGACCGCGTAAACGTTCGTCGTTTGTTAATTGCTCTTAAAGGATTTATTGGTCAAGTTGCTAATAACTTAGTATTTGAACAAAACACCAATGTAACACGCAATCGTTTCTTGGCTCAAGTTAACCCATATCTTGAATCAGTAGTACAACGTCAAGGCTTATATGCTTATAAAGTTGTAATGGATGATACAAACAATACACCTGATGTAATAGATAGAAATCAGTTAGTAGGTCAGATTTATATCCAACCAACCAAAACCGCTGAATTTATCATATTGAATTTCAACGTATTACCAACTGGCGCTACATTCCCTGCATAGGGGATGTAGTTGCTTATATTTATTAACAGCAATAAACACAATATAAAATGGCAGTATTAGACGCTAACGAAATCATGTTTACCGCTTTTGAACCCAAGGTTCAAAATAGGTTTATCATGTATCTTGATGGTATTCCATCATATTTAATTAAAGCAGCTTCTGCTCCTGGATTTGAAGCTGGTGAGATTATTTTAGACCACATCAACGTTTACCGTAAAGTTAAAGGTAAAGTTAGATGGAATGATATGACTTTAAGCTTATACGATCCTGTAACCCCATCTGGCGCACAAGCCGTAATGGAATGGGCTCGTTTAGCACACGAATCCGTAACCGGTCGTGACGGATATTCCGATTTTTACAAGAAAGATTTAACATTAGATATTTTAGGACCAGTAGGTGATGTAGTAGGTGAGTGGATTATTAAAGGTGCCTATTGCAAAACAGCCACTTTCGGTGAATACGATTGGGCTAACGACGCAGCAATTAACTTATCAGTAACAATCGCTATGGATTATTGTGTATTGAATTTCTAGTTTAATTGTATTTATTTTAAGAGACGTTTGCTTCGGCAAGCGTCTTTTTTGTTTGCAATATTTATTGCAAACGATGAGAGAAAAATCATTTGTCTTTATAAAACTAGGTGTTTGCTTTTGCAAACACTTTTTTTTTGCGTATATT